GGTAGAACCATTGCAATATTTCATTACAACATGGAACAGTTAGCAAACGTAGCCATGGCAAGGCTAAATCTCATAACTGAGGATGGTTTGAAGGAGGTTATTTCCACTCAAGTTCAGGATCTGATTGAGAAAATGGTATATTCGTGTAAAGCCTTTGACGGCACACAATTACCGGTCTCACCTGAGCTACTGCAGATTCAACTCTGCGAGTACTGGGGAAATTATGGGTTGGGTAAATGGAATGTATCTCAATTACAAACTGTTTGGAGAGCTCTGAAAGAGGAGGTAGATGACTATGTGAATGTCATCAGTGACTTTGCAAAAATTCATTTTAGAAGATCATTTTCTCTAGACGATATGACTCACGCTCGTAATATATTATATATATTATCGTTAACGGGACAAATCGCCGGGACAATGAAGATTCTAGTGAATCTCATTTTTGCACGACACTATCGTACGGAGAAGCCGGATATCCCTAAGGATTATCTTGGACAATTTCTCCTACCTCGCTGGATGAACAACATCTTCAGACGGATGTCAGTGAGAGCACGTTCGAAGAACTCGATCCGTGATGGGGCTAAGGTCTATTCTTTCTTTCAAGGACTTAAGAAAGGATTCCTTCCGATTCGACCCGATGCAATCGATAAATCTTTAATCAAACATAAAGAGGCTTTAACAAAAGACCCCTCTTGTGATGAAGAGATATTGGATTATATGGAGGAAGTTTTGGAGAAGGAGTTTCAGCACATACCTAATAAGTTGCTGAAGACCTGGAGGTGTGATAAAGAACCTTGCATGAGTGCGAAGAGCACTTGCGAGAGTTCAATGGGAAGCTGTGGGCAAGTAGGTTTTGCGCATGTATTGAACAACCTGTCTGACAGGTATGTTCGGTATTTGGCCTACGCAAATGATGAGGACAGAAGAGCTTTCACTGATGATTTGTCAGTGATCCTCCAACCACAAGATCAATTCCAAGGTTATTTCTCCGTGAAAGGAGATCAGTTCGGCTATGACCGTAGTAAGGTTATGCAAGCGCATAGTGTTGTCAATTACATGACTGACTATGAAATTCGCGAGCAATTGCAATACTTCCGATCACTCAGAGCTGCCTTTGGAAAAGATGAAGAGAACTTTCGAGTTCAACCCGCTGTTGTTTTGGAACCGATGAAAGGTCGTATAATTACGAAACCTGCCGTTGGAACCTATATCAACTGGGGAAGACTTCAAAAGACTTTGTGGAGGGAGCTGAGGAAATATGATCAATTCCAGCTCGTGGGACGTCCTGTGGAGGAGGAGGATATATGGCATGTTGCCGGATCTTATCAGATCGGCATGGGATTCAATTCGGGAGATTTTTCCGGAGCGACGGATAACCTGAAAGGTAGTGTTTCTTCAACAATACTACGTTTCTTGCTTAATCGGTTACCTCTGGAGGAAGTTCTCCGAATTGAAAGGTCATTCTGTAATAGCGCAATAGATTACAGAAAGGATCCAGTTCGTTATGAGAAAGATGAACTGGGAGCCATGTACAAATGGAAATGCACACAGCAGGGAATAGTTGAGCAGAGGAATGGCCAGCTCATGGGCCATATCTTGAGTTTTCCTATACTATGTATAGCGAATTACCTCATCTTTAAATACACCTATGAACGGGTGATAAAGCGACCAATTCCAAACGTTCGAGTCAATGGTGACGACATTTTATTCTGTTGTTACCCTGATGAATATAAGGAATGGTGCATACAAACTTCTAGAATCGGTTTTTCCCCTTCACTGGGCAAGAACCTTTTCCAAGCCGATATCGCTCAAATTAACTCTGTACTTTTTAGAGTTGGATTTGGGGAAGTGGCGGATAGAAGATTTGTTAGAAAGATCGATGTGGTACCATATCTTAATATGGGAATTCTCAAGATGAGAGGGAAAGGGAAGGAGGTTCAGAGAGCTGGAGCTCCTGGAGAAAAGGAGGTAACTGATTACCTTCCTGTTCTAAAGAGCCTGTATCGTATGATCACAGGACCTTGGGAAGTTGAAACTGCTAAAGAGAAATTTTGGGCAGATCACAAGACTCTCAGGGGTGTACTTAGGACAGTACGGATTCCAACGGAAGATATTGAATATCTTCCAGATCAATTCTGGAACTCGACAGTTTCTTCAGAGGCAGATGAACTCGATACCCTGATGGCTCAACGGTTCTCGGCCACATCCTTAAGTAGGAGTGACCAAAAAACCATTCAGATCAGACACAAGTACTCGTTTCTTAGAAAGAATCCAGTAGACTTCTCAGTTCGTAGCGAACGAGTAGACTATGAGTGGAAGTGATCTAGTGTTTTGGAGAGAGGCAACTTTGTTAGCAAGTTGCGGTCTTGAAATCTTCGTTTTCGCAGATGTGATGTTCGCAGTAATGGGTACTGCTGAGTAAGCAAGGGATTGGTTACCCCTTGATCCTCATCACCTGCAAAGCAAGTTTCTGGCCGTAATCTGTTAATGAAGTCGAAGCGCCGATTAGTATGTAAC